CTCCGCCATAGTCACTGACGTAATCCAAGTATTTCCTATCGCCGGAATATCGTACTTTTAAATACCCTCCATTGATATCGGTGAGCTTTCCAAGCATTTCCGCCATCGTTGTGGAGTACTCCGAATTTGACCTAGTTATCTCTGTACCCGCAATCGTTACATTTCCAATTTCAAACCGCTTTCGCTCCTCTACCTCGCTGTTATGAGTATGAAGAAGCTGGACAAAGAAATTATAAAGGCTTCCGGTGTATTCATATGGACGCTGGACACTGTCAAGAAGAAAGGCGAGTTCCCCTTCACAGGTTGCCCGTCCGGTATTATAGAAATCGCTCTCACTATCTATCATACGGCAGCAAAGTATTTTTTCTCCATCCTTGTATATGAAAATCTCGCTTGCCATCGGAATGATTTTATCTTTGTTTGGATGGAGCGGCGATATTGTAAATGTAAATGTCCCGTTCTTTCCCACCTGCTCCGAAAGCGTAGGATCAATCAGCTGTAATTCTCCGCTGTCGTCCCTGGGTTCATGCAGCAGATATTCCATTCCGTTTGTTTTAACTGTAACTCTGTACATTATAGAATCCCTCCCCTGTAATCAATCGAAATTGTTCCGTTTCCGGTAAACGTAAGGTAGTTTTCCCCTTCGTCTATCTCTATGTCATAGATTTTATTGTTTCCAGCAACGACTTGATAGGTCACTCCGTTAAATGTCACAGTCATGGCAGCACTTGAAATGATAAGCGGCACAATGATCTTATCTCTTCCGGTAATTCGAACGGCCCGCGTTCCATTCACTTCGAGATTTTTATAGTTTCTTATAATCCCGGTACGGAAACTGAACGGGTCCCACAACCAATCATCAAGCCCCCCATACATCTCATATTTGTATGGATCAGCACTGACAGCAATGACCATCGTTCCCAGCATTTGTGTCCGCGCATAATCGGATACCACAGCCCTTCCCTGGTAGTAATACTCTCCGTCATCGTCAAAAACAAGCTTAACCTGTTTCCCATGGAATAAACTCTGCACCCTGCTGTACATGGTTGGCCAGGCATTCTTGCTTAATCCTCTTCCAAACTCCATTGTTATCATCCGGTTGTTATAAAGCGTTCTCCCTACAAGACTTTCCGTAAGGTCTATGATCCCATCCGCACCCGGTATGTCTAAGTTGTTTGTCTTTGGCTCCGGGGGCTGTACGCAGTCAGTACGTGACAACGCAAGCCCCAAATCTTTTAACATATGTATATCATTAATTGTTACACTCTTGAAAATACTGCTCATTGGCCATTCCTCCCATTCGTATCCTTGAAGCTCGTTAAGCCAGTATTGATATTCGGTAGCATCTTCCCGACAAGCGCACCATCATCTAAGACAATGTTCGTTCCTCCACTCATTCCCGGAAGATAATATCCAAGCAATCCCTCGATCTTCGTTAAATCGGCACTCCCTGTACCAGACGCATCACCGTTAAGCATGTAAGACATACTTCCGGTAAGTCCTTTTAGCTGATCCGTAAGCCTCCAGGCATTGTCTTTAATTCCTTTTGCCAGTCCTGAAATCATATCCGGCATCCACTTTTCATATTCCCTTAACGGTCCAACATCTGGCCGGGAAAAGTGAATATAGGATGTGATTTTTTCAGCAATGCCCTTCACTGCATCAACCACATCGGTTATTTTTTCTTTTATTCCTGAAACAAAACCGTCAATAAAATCTTTTCCCCATTGTAACGCCTGACCCGGCAATGCCTTAATCCAATCAACAGCTGCGCCTATCCCACTGGTGATTGTTTCTTTTATTTCACCGATTTTTGTTGATATCTTCTCTTTTAGGTTGTTGAAAATTTCCATAACCTTATCTTTAAAACTATTAAATGTATCTCTTGCAATGTCGGTCCCAAGTTTAATGACGCTTTTTATCACTTCAATTCCACTTGAAATGATACCTTTGATTCCGTTGAATAGATTTGATACCAGCGTTTTCATGGCTTCCCATGCGCCTGACCAGTCACCTTTGATTACCGCAAGTACAACATTGATTACGTCTTTGATAAATGTAATCGCCGTTTGAATGAATGCAGAGATAAAATCAAAGCATTTTGTGATAATGTTTGTGATATCATCACCGTATTGATTCCATAGTTCCGTTCCGGCAGTAATAAATACAGATATTATTTCTTTGATCGCTTCTATAACCGATCCAATGGTATCTTTGATCTGCGACCACGTTTCCTGTACTTTAGTTCTAAAGTCTTCGTTGTTTTTGTATAAGGCTACAAACATCGCAATAAAAGCTACGATTGCTGCAATTACAATAGCAATCGGTCCTGTAAGTGCTGCGATTGCCGCGCTAAGACCTGTGGCGGCTGCACCCCCTGCCCCGAAAGCGGCCGATACTGCTGATACCACACTGCTGATGGTTCCAAATACTTTTATCAGTGTACCTACTCCCGTTACCACCTTGCCGATCACAAGAAGTAATGGTCCAATTGCAGCTACGATGGCCAGTATTTTAACAATCGTTTCCTTTTGTGAATCACTTAGTCCTTTAAACCATTTTGTAAACTCTTTTACCTTTTCAACGATCGCCGTTATCATTGGCTGCAGCGTTGTGAGCAAGGTACTTCCAAGATCAGCACCGGCCAGCTTCAAGTTGTTCATTGCCACCGTAGCATCATCCCATGGGTCAAGGGTTGCATCAAACGTATCTTCCACTATAGTTCCATATTCTGACATAGAAGAAGACAGGTCGTTTAAGTCGATCCTGCCCTCTCTGATTGCCTTTGACATTTCAGCCGCGCCCTTGGTGCCAAATATCTCTTGCGCCGTTGCAAGGGCATCCGTCTCTGTCTTTGCTTCTTTGATGCTGTCTATGGTAAGCTTTAAAGCTTCTTCGGTACTTTTCCCTTCCGATGAATAGACTTTCAATGATTTTCTTAATCCGGCGATTGCAGTATCTGCATTGACACCATTGGCTTCAAACTGTGCCATCAAATCAATGGACTGCGATAGGTTAAGTCCCATTTCTTTAAAAGTGGCACCGTTTTTCTGTACACTATCCATAAGGGTATCAACACTTATTCCAGTATCCTGGCCTTTTTTCGTGATGATCCCAAGTACATTACCAGTCTCAGCCATATCAATGTTCCATTGTTCCATGATCTTATCTACGGTTCCAATGGAATTATTTAAATCCGTTCCGTTGATCTCTGAAAACTGAATAAACTTTTTTGATAAATCTTCTAATACATCTCCGGTTGCTCCAAATCTGGTATTGATCTCTCCTACTGCTGTCCCGGCATTGTCCATCGTTGTCGGCATACTGGAAAAAATATCATCCGCTACTTTGTTAAGATCTTCCAGTGCCTGCCCGGTTGCTCCGGTTTTTGTGATGATCGTATCGTAGCCATCATCAAGTTCCATGGCTGCGGCAACTCCTGCTGCCCCAAGCCCCGCGATCACTCCGGTGACTGGTAAAAGCTTTTCGCCTACTCCTGATATTTTTCCTCCAACTTCCTGGAATTTATCTCCGACAAGGCTGATTTGCTGTAAAGCAACGTTTGATTTCTTTGCCGATTCTTCTAATGATTCTAATTGTTTTTCTGTTTGTATGATTTCACGTTTCAGTGCATCATATTGCTGCTGGCTGATACTTCCTTCTGCAAACTGCTGTTGCGCCTGCTGCTCCGCCGTTTTCAATGTATCAAGCTTGCTTGCTGTTTCTGATACTGATTGAGCCAGCAGCTTTTGCCTCTGGCTTAAAAGTTCGGTATTGGAAGGATCAAGTTTTAAGAGGCGTTCTACATCTTTTAGCTGGGACTGGGTGTTCTTTATTTCTTTATTCACTCCGCCAAGTGCCTTATTTAAACCGGTCGTATCGCCACCGATTTCTATTGTAATCCCTTGGATTCTATTCGCCAAAATCCCACCTCCTAAAACTTGTCAAAGTCTTTCTGTGTTGCCATGTCCGGATAGGTCACATTGTCGTTCATGTTCTCGGTATGCATATCCATAATAAGTCCGATCGTGAGAAGGTCCATATCCCGGATCGAAATTCCAAGCTGTACCGCGCGCAATAAAAAAAGCGGGGTTGTCATTTCCCTGCTACTTGGCCTAAGTTTTTTTTTGATTCAGATTCCGTATGTACATTAAGATTCCATAACTCAAGAATCTGTGGCAGAATCTCATAAATGGAAAATATATCAAACTGCTCAAGCCACTTCTCTGGCGTTTTCGGCTGTTTGGGGTCCGCGTGCTTTGCCATGATATAAGCAACATTCTCAAACATTTCCAAATCTTCAACAGGAAGTTCACCTGAATCATCTTCTGAATCGTTCTTTTCCTTCTTTTCTATTGATTTTGCCAGTTTAAACAAGTCCTTGAAAATATCTCTCTTAAACTGCGCCCGGTATAACCTTGGAACCGTAGCCGATGCTCGAAAAGGCACCGGTTTTCCATCGATTATGATATCTCTTATGATCATATTCCTGTCCCCGTTTCTGCAGGCGCTTCATAGACTGCGGAATACCATGCTGCATAAATGGCATCGTCTGTATCGGCTCCGCTTTTCGCCTTCACTCTTCCATCTGCAAGCGGTGCCGCGCTAATACTGATCGTTTCTGTTGTTGGTTCCTTCGTGCCTTCCGTTGTAGTTCCTTCTACGGAAGGTCTTGTGGCGGTGCAGTTATAAAGAACATGGCGTGTTGATTTCTGATCTCCATCAAACTCAAACAAGAGTGCAAATTTTTCAGTTTCTACATTCGCATTCTCAACCAAAACTCCATTTTCATCCAATGTTTCTTTTAAAATATCCACCCGGAATCGATCGGGAATTAATGCCATTTCCATATCACCTTCGTATCCAGAGTTCGAGCTTGCCTGATAATAGATAATCCCATCTGCATAAAAAGGTGTAATCTCTCCGTTTGCGTCTAACGATAACGAAACCGCCCCTTTGGTTGCTACCGGTGTTCCCCAGGTAATGGTACCATCTTCCGATTCTGATAAAATCGCATAATGCACATTTTTAATGTTAAATTTTACTTTATTGGCTTTTCCATTTGCCATTTTTATACCTCCATTTCATATAACACTTCATATAGTTTTTCGGCTTCGATGTAGGATTCTGTTTTATTCCAGAATAATCCCGCTTCTTCAAGCACTTGTTCTACCGTAGCTTCCATATCAAAATCCTTTGTATCCGTATATACTTCAATGTTTAAACGGTCTATTTTATGGTACACGATTCCGTCCGCCGAAAAGTTATTGCTTCCCGGAATGTACCATACCATGAACGGCGGTGGAATTGCCTCTTTAACTTCAAACATGAAATATTGATACGGAATTCCTGTCTTATCAAGTATCGCTTCCATTTCTGTTCTTGTTTTCATAAGTCCCCTCACAATCTCAGCCATCACTTTTTCTGTGATGTCCTTTTCTACTGGTCCAATATGTGGAACTGCCGGCACCCGGCCGCCTCCCCGCTTTGCATGGCCGTTCTCAAGCAAGTGGGTGAGGCTGTAGCCATGATCTCCGGCATACACAGAAACATGAATGGTATTTGTACTTCCAGAG